CACAAAATAATAAATATTCAACAGTGCATTTTGTTGCTAGACCATTTGGAGAAGTATTTCAAGTTAAAGATAAATTTGTAAAAGCTGAAAGTAGTACACATCAAGAATATACTGTACCATTAAAGTTTGCAGAAAAAACAGATTTAGAATTTAGAGCCATTGGTGATAGTTCAGCAGCAGACATTGCAATCGCAGCTGGTATGGATATAATATATATTAAGAATGAAATAGAGGCATAACATGGCTAACAAAAATTACTACACACAAAGAGAATGGGACAGAGTTGTTGGGTATGGTAAAGTGCCAAAGGAATATAAATTAAAGGGCAAGAAGAATGGCTAAGAAAGGTTTAAAGAAATGGTTTGGCGAGAAGTGGGTAGACATATCTACAGGTAAACCGTGTGGCCGTAAATCAGCTAAGTCGTCAAAAAGAAAGTATCCAGTCTGTCGTCCGAAGGCAGTAGCTGATAGAATGACAGCAGGGCAAAAGGCTTCGGCCGTTAAAAGAAAAAGATCCAAGACTAATGTCGGACCAAAGCCTACATCGATACGATATCCGATTAGTGCTAGTGGACGTAAACAAAAGGTTAAAACTAAAAGAAAGAAGTAGACGACGATGATTGATCCATTAATGGCTTTTGCTGCATTAAAGACAGCCAGTAGTGCAATATCCAGTGCTGTTAAAGCCGGTAAAGATTTAGCTTCTTTGGTTGGTCCTATAACAAGACTAGCTAAAGCTGAAGCTGATTTATCATTTGCTGCCGAAAAGAAGGGTGGTATACTTGGTAAATTAACGGGAGCTGAGCAGACAGCAATCGATGCTCACTTTCGTAAAGAGGAAGCCAACCGTATCCGTGATGAGATGCGAGAACTATTTATGTTGTTTGGTTCTCCGGGACAGTGGGAGAGACTACAAGCTGAGATAGCTGCGGAAAGAGTTCGTCGTAAGAAAGCTTTGGAAGCAGAAGCTCAACGTAAACGTCGACTAAAGAATACAATTATTTTAACATTGTCTTTAGTGGCGGCAATAACTATACTAACACTTGAAATAATGTACTTAAAAGGAGCACTATAAATGACTAAAGCAATGGAAGCTAAAATGAAAAAACTCATGGATGAAAATAAAAAGTTAAAAGCCATGATGAAAAAGAAAAAAATGATGGGTGGTGGTATGACTAAAGGCACTAAATATAAAGCAGCCGGTGGCGGTAAGATGCCTATGGTTATGAAAGATGGAAAAAAGATTCCAGCTTTTGCAGCTGATGGTAAAGGTAAAATGAGAGCTGGTGGTAAAGCATCTAAATACAGAATGAAGGGTGGAGGTAAGACATCTAAGTATATGGCTAAAGGTGGTAAGACTTCCAAGTATATGGCAAGAGGCGGTAGAGCTAGGTAGTGGCATATACGATTTCTAACATCCCGCACTTTAAGTGTTGGGTGAGGAAAGAGTTCACACATAACCACGAGAAATACCAAGGCGAGTTTTTACATGCTTTGGCTTTTGCAGTGTGCACTATCCCAGACCGTTGTTTAGGATTTCAAGTTGTGTTTACAGGATGTGGAGAAGATCATCCAAATCCCCACGGAGGAGCTATGTGGGCACGATTACCAATAACGGCTTTAGTGGGGGACACACCGTTTGATGAATGGCCACCAAACATACAGACTCATTTAGCCCAACCATGGGACTGCTCCAGTCGTAATCATGCCGTCATCAGAATGGATCGAATTAGTTCAAGTCCGTGGTTGTGTAAGATAGCCGGAGAGTTCTATAATGGTAAGTACATGTTTACGGTTGATTATACCGACAGTTATATATCGGATGATCCAGCACAACATAAACAATCGCATGTGTTGGAATTAACATCTGGTCCCTATAAAGGTTGTATAGTAGCACTACCAAACAATCGTGTACGTGTAACCAATCCTGCACTATGGGTTGTTGGAGAAGGACCACCAGACTTTGTACCGTCACAGTGGGAACACTCCGCAGAACAACACGATAGTTATATGGACTGGGAAACAACATTTAATAATTTGTATTCGGATAAGGATAAGACATGAGTGAAATTAAAGAATTAAGTTTTGAAAGAGCAAAAAGAAAACCAAAGTTTCAAACTAAAATTGTTCGATCAAAGAAAGAAAAAGAAAAATTATTAAAAGAAAAAGATAAAAACAATAAACCAAAATTTAAAGAAGTTAAAAAGACTAAAGTTGTTGATGCTGACTTTGAAAAAACATTTGGTGAAAAAACAAAAGATAAATTAAAAAAATTTAATTTAAAAGGTTTAGGACCAGCACTAGCCGCAGGTATTATACTTGAACCTAAAGAGGCAGGGAAAGGTAGTACACTTATTGATAAAAAAGCTGGTGGTGGTAAAGTAGGTAATAAATATTTTACTGGTGGTATGGTTAACCCATCATACGGAACTGACTTCGACGATAGGTAATTATGGCAACTTCAGGAACAACAACATTCAATCTCGATATAGCTGATGTAATTGAAGAAGCTATGTCTATGTTAGGCGGCGAACAGGCTCTAGGGTTTGAACCACTAGAAGCACGACGTACACTTAACCTTCTCCTTATCGACTGGATGAACCGTGGTATATTATTATGGAAACAAAACATTGCTACATTAGATATTACAAACGGCACAGCTAAATACACATTACCGACTTCACTCATAGATATAACTGAACTTGTACATAGAACAGTCAGTGGTTCAACTAATACTGACTTAGCTTTAGAACGTATTACTATGGAAGCTTATCAACGAATTACCAACAAGACACAAACAGGTAGACCAACACAATATGCTATTAACAGATTAAGAGATGCAGCTGAATTATATTTGTGGCCTACCCCAGATACCACAACTTCAAGTGGCACACCTATATTATCATATTTCAGCTTTAATAAAGTTGAAGATGTAACCAAATCTAACCAAGATCCTGATGTTCCTTTTAGATTCTTACCATGCTTATCAACAGGCTTAGCTTATAAAATGTCTATCAAAAGACCGGGCATTACATCAGAAAGAGCCAGTATGTTAAAGCAGATGTATGAAGAAGAATTAACATCAGCAATGTATGCAGATAAAGAAAGGGCGAGTCTTTTGATTAAGCCATCGTTTAGGTTATAATGGCAAAAGGTAAGTATGCATACTTTATCTGTGACCGATCAGGGTTTAGATTTAAATACTCTGAAAGAGTCAAAGAGCCTACGGGGTTGGTTGTTGGAGCTTCGGAAACGGATGGTCGATATAACATATTAGATCACCCGCAAAACAAAAC